GCATCAAGCCCGAGGATATGATCAAAGATTGCCTTCGGATCAGGTACGGCAAACGTATACCTAATTGCCTCAGGCAGACAGCCGGTCAAACAATTAACCAAAGATGTCAGATGCCTGGACTGAAGTTCCTCAGCCATGAGCGGCTCGGACACCATATCCGGAAACATCTTTGCAGCAAGACGCTGCTGACGGTTGCCGATCATATCGGTCATACCGTCGATTGTCATATGCCTAAGCAACGGAGTTTCAGCCTTATTGATAAGAAGTTCCTCATCTTCCTTAGACGGCATAAGCGCCATCATCGGCTGTGCAGGATACCTCTTAACGGCTTCGGCATGACCGAACTTGCAGGCAAGCAGGTCATGCCCATATTCCTCGATCTTGTCCTGATACAAGTGCCAACCATCAAGAGTGTTGAATACCTTGTACCATTTAAACGAGGCCGGGAAGAAGATGACATCCACATCCTCAATAGCGTGGTCTACACCATAGATGTCAACGATCTTATCAACGCCCATGCTGTGAGCGTATTCGATCCACCTGGTCTTATCTACGTTATAAGCAAGACCCTTGACACCAGGAAGCCGCACAGAATACGGCTCGAAGTCACCGTTGGTAAACTGGATCACAAGCCCATCATTCACCTTCTCGACGATTTCGCAGTTATAATCATGCTGTGTCATAGCACCCTTGACAAAGTTAACCAACCTATCGCCGCTGTTGTACTCCATATCGGGACATACAATAGCGCGACGAATATCGAACTTGGGAATAATCTCAAGTTCATCCTTGGTGAACGCCTTCTCTCGTACAGAGGTGCTGGAGAACATCTGGAGAATGTAGATCCATATCTTCTCCATGGGAATTCCTTTCAGTTTCCCATTTTCGTCAACAATTCCATTAAAGATCTTATTGGCAAGACCCATGGTGTAATTATTGACCAAGGCTACCATGGCCCTGCGCTCCATAAAGATAGCGCAGTTAACCCTTGTACCTCCGGCAGTGCAACCAACAACATTGAAGACCTTGCCATGGTACGGATTGATAAAGTTGCCAATCTTACCTTCGTCGACAACGTCATATCCAGCAACGAAGGCTTTTTCAGATACAACATTGATCGTGAAGCCTTCATCAAGAATGTGGTTCCACATATCTTGGATTTTCTGGCGATCTTCATTAGTGATACTAATGGAATCCTTGGTAGAGAAATCAACCTCCACAAGAGTGCCATACATACCACACTCATTCATGAAGCGAGTGCCTTCTGCATCACTCAGCATTGCGTAACTAAGATCACAGTGTCCAGGCTGCAGCTTGATCTTCAAGATCTTGCGGCAGTCGTTGTTCAAGTTAATAGCTCCGCTTTCACGGTTGATGCATACGAGATTAATTGCCATATTGTCCTCCTTAAGTTGTTTATTATTGGTTCTGCTTTACCCTGAGTGGGACAGACTATTTTACTTGCTTCTGTTTACAAGGCTGAGTTTTGTCTCAGCACCGTTTGCAACGGAAGGCCTGATCGTCGTCAGGTGATCGTGAGGCTTACGATATATCTGAGCCTAGCCGCTTGCGGCGTCTGGCTCAGAGCCTCTGTTAAAATAAAAAAAAGAAGGATGTAGAGTCCTTCTTTTTTTAATGCTTAGAACGGAAGCTCATCGATGCTCGGATCGACAAAGTCTTTCGGAATAAGACCGATAGACTTTTTGTACTCCTCGATCTTTCGTCTCTTCGTGGCTTTTCGTGATTGTGCTCTCTGCTGAGCGATGCTCCCTTCGAACCACTGCCAGAACTTCTTGTAGTCCAGTCCTGCCAGTGCGTAATCAGCAACGGGAATATATTCAATATCCCAGTTGTCATTGGAGAAATCGGGAACAATTACTCCCCTGTTAAAGTTGATTCTGTTACCTTCCACCAATACCTTCATTTGAATCCTCCTATATATTGTTTACAATATTCTGACAGGTATCACACATCGTATGAACTCCGTAATAAAAAAGAGAGCAGATTTTCATCTGCTCTCTTGCATTACAACACGCCCGATGTTATAATGTCTAGTACTCAACGTACTACTGCGCAACTTCAAGAGCTGCAACAGCTTCTTCGTACGTCAAGTACTCTTCTTCGCGTCCGTCCGTGAAGCGGGCCACGAAGGCATACCCGTTATCGTACACCATGTTATCACCTCCTTTATGGTGGGATCCTTCGGGCAGAGGGAACAGTTTAATGTCGTGTTCAGGACGGGTTGAGAGCAGTGTCGCCCGCACTGCTCTCTTTTTTAGTGGTAGCCGAACTCGTCGTTCAGCTTCCACGACCACTCGCAGTGTTTTACTGCCTCGTGGAAGTCTCTTTCCCATGAATGCCACCCCTTTCCGTAGCCTTCATGGTTGGGTGTGAGAACTATCCACATCCCCACATCGTGTACGAAACCATAAGTTTCAACACTGATGTTGTAACGCAACTGCGCATTCCACGGCAACTGCGCCTTTATTTCGCTGATATCGTATATATCCGCGAAGATGATCTTATTGTTTTTCATAGGTGTCTCCTGTTTTTTTAAGTTGGTTAAAATTTACTATAACACGATCCATTACTCAATGGCGCGAGTACACCTGGTGCGGTGTGTATAAAAAGATAATAAAAAAAGAGTAGGTTTCCCTACTCTTTTTTTTATTCAGGGTCGTCGATGCAGTTCTCTAACCCTTTCTCGAAGAACTCTTCGAGATCAGCATCAGCTACCCCTATCTCGGTAGCGATGTCATACCAGACATCGCACCATTCGCTTACCGTATACCCGTCGCTATACCTCATAACAATATCCTCCTGTTATAAATTCAGCTTGTAATACCCAAGCGCAAGTTCTGCGCTCACAGACGCGAGACATGCGTTGTCATATGCCGAATAAAAAAAAAGAGTAGGTTTTCCTACTCTTTTCGCTATCATATGACGATTTGCAGCCCATATTTCAGAGCTACTCTGTATTCGCGTTTAAACGCGAATACTTTGTTTCGCAACCTGCGCATCTCATTTGCATAAGCTGCAGAATTCGTATGCATAGAAGCCCAATGCATACGATTTTCCATGACCTCGAGCTGAGCAATCTTCTTGCTCATACTCTTTTTTGTGATGATAGACATTAGTACCTCCTTGTCCTGGAGGACTATCTGTGATATACTCACAGAATCATCCTCCTTTACGATGGTGATAGCGGTAGCAGAATCGCGACTTCTGCTACCGCATTTTCGACGGCATCGCAGCTACTGCCATGAACTGCATTGAAAGTAAAAAAAAATAAAAAAAAGAGAGAGGCTTTATCCTCTCTCCGCTTGCCACGGAAGGCCTGTTCGTTACAGTTGCATTACAGCAGCACCTATGCTATAATGCATCCAACACCCTCGGACCAGTACTGTTACTACTGATCCGGTTCGAAACTGTGCTTCAGTTCTGCAGCAGAGCGTTCGGTCTCGCATCGGATTATGCGAGCACCTTTGGATGCTTGAAACTTACACAAAGTTTCGTACACAGGGTTGTAAGGCTTGGCGCTTCTCGGTGATGCGTTTGGAGTATCGCGGTCGAGGAGCGCTAGTTCCTTATACTTGCCCGTTGGTATCACCTCCTTCAGGTGCAGCATTAGGCAAGAGAGAGCTGTAGCTCTCCGTAATAAAAAAGAGAAAGAGGGGTTTTATCCCCTCTTTCTTTCAATACGGGTTCCTTCGATCTCCCAATGGGAGACCATAGAGAACCCTTTTCTCCAGATACGCTCCTCGTGGCAAAGAGCCTCATTGAGCGTATTGCATCGATAGGCCTCCATCCAAGTGCCTTCCACCTGAGCATAAATGCTAAAGTTCTTCATGATTATTTCCTCCATTTTTTTTTTTTTGGCATGTGTGGTCACACGCCGTAGAAAATAAAAAAAATAAAACGGTTAATTTACGCTGAAAACTTTTTCAAGTCTTCAAATAACCAATATCAGTTCTTCCCCCAAATCTATTTCAATTTCACAACCCCCCTACCCCTAAGTCTCTCATCGCCCAAAATATTGATGCTCACAAAAACTTTGTATCCTTCTCCAAATCTTTCCTCTACCTTTTATACACAATTACTAACACTTACTTCTCCTATTTCACGTCCATCTCACGTATACGCATTCACATTATTTTTTATTCTCGTAAGTCAAAGTCAGTCAAGGTCAGTGTATAATAAAAAAATACGGAGAGACAAAATGGATACACATTCTCAAAACACTCAGCAATATACTACAATGAAACCATTCGGTATCATTGAGTCAGCAGATAATTATCTCAAGATTCCAGTTCTTAAAGCTGATAAAGAAATACCGTATATTTTCAAGACGTCGCAAGTGACTGAACCAGACGATGAAATATAAAAAATAGGTGGGGAAATCTCTATATTAATAATAGAGATTTCCCCACCTATTTTTTTATGCATTGCCATATTCCATATAATCTGTGTATTGTCGTGCTCAGAATGCTCCGCAAAATTATTCCGTTTCACTCCATAATTTTTCTACGCATTCTAAAATCCCCATAATGGAGAGAGAAATATAATTTTTCTCCAATATACAGATAAAGAATGCAGAAAAATTCTGCTTCAGATAATGGAGTTGATAAATTTGAATGACAACGAAAGCTCAAATGGAATCAAGATTGGAAATGTCGCTGAAAGCAAAAAGCAGTTTCCACCTTCAAGTCAGATTCCAAAGAGGGCCTATGATAAAGAATATCATACACAGTATTGGAATGAAGTTAAGTATTTAAAAGACAATGGCATTGAGCCGGTTTATGTGCGTATTCATCCGGTATACGGAGTTAAGACATATAAATACACCAAGACATCAAAGCTCTTCGGTCTTCTGACAGATTTCTACCGCACCGATACACATGAGTCAAGAATGTTCTTCAATGTGAAGGAGACGAAGTAAATGCCTGAAGATGTAGAAGCAAAACAGAAGCCTGCATTTGCCAAGCCTCAAAAGAGAAAATGTCCTGTCTGCGGCATGAGCAAAGAGCTCAAAGATTTCTATCAGAATAAAGACTGGGCTGAAGAAGACTGTCATGACAGATGGTGTTCTGATTGTTTTAAGAGCTGTAAGACAAAGGCTGAATTCAAACAGTATTTCTGGGAAAATAACCGTGAGTGGTCAGAGGACATCTGGCAGAAAGCAGAAGAAGCGGCCAGGAAGAAGCTTGAAGATACGGTCCAGTACAAGAAAGGCAATGAAACCAGACGCAAGACTCTTCTGGATAAAGAGACTGTTGCCGTAATGCCGAAGCTCATCAACCATATGTACAAGTATCGCCCGAAGAAGAAGAGCGAAGAAAACATGTCATATGAAGATGCTATCGATGCCGGTCTTATGCCGCCTGACAAAGAAGTCAATGATCCGAATGCAAAAGAGTATTCGGAGTTTTTTAATGGATACTTTACCCCGCGTGAGATAGAGTATCTTGATAATTATTACACCAATCTCAAAGCGGAAGAATTCGAAGAAGAATCGCAGAGAGACTATGCACGCAAGACAGCAGTGGCAAGCTTGAACTTTGACAAAACTATGAACGATTACCGTGCAGGTCGCTGCGGCATCGATGCCGTGAAAGACGCTGGCAGTATTTTTGACATGCTGTCAAAATCAGGCAACTTTGCAGCATGTAAGCGTATAAAGAAAAGCGAAGGTACGACATCATGGTCCGAGATTTCAATGTACCTTGTTACAAATGGTCATCCATACACACGTAAAATTGAATGGCCTAAAGACGATGTTGATAAGACGATAGATGAATTCAGATATATAACTCAAGCAATTGGCCTTGACCAGACATAGTCATGCAGGAAAAACTTAAGCCCAAACGCACCATATCGTTCAACAACATCGACATTGAATTACTTGAAGAGCAGTATATTTTTTATTGCGACCATCTTGACATATTTATAGAAGATGCGTTTGCTCCAGTTAAGCTTACAAGAGACCAGCATGTAATTGCAAGAGAATTCGGAAGATGTACCGATCTAAAAATCGTACAGAGCCGGGGTTCAGGCAAGACATGGCTTATAGCTTTATGCTGTCACGCATACTGTGTACTGCATCCGGGGACCATTTGCATTATATGTTCCGCTACAGCCGGACAAGGTGCGCTTGTTTTAAACAAGCTGAAAATGATGGCGGATCAAAACAAAAATATTGCAAATGAACTCACAGCAAACAATGCACGTTCTTTGGTTCAGATTTCCGGAGACAAAGGACGATGCACGTACAAAAACGGTTCTCAAATTATTTCGGGTCCAATCAGTTCGCTTCTTGGGCAACGTGCGAAGATCATAGTTGTTGACGAGGTTCCAACGGTCGACAAAGAAACACTTGATCGTGTCGTATCTCCTATTTTAAATTACAGACGTGAAATTTCATTCAACTATAATTTTGAGGATTACGAATCTAAGAGCGTGAACATTACAAGTGCAAGCGAAAAAACGAATGCATTCTATGACGAATTTATGAGAGTTCTCAGAGGCATGGCTAAAGGTGACCGTAAAATGTTTGCATGCGCACTCGATTACAGGGCAGCTGCAGCAAATGAAATTACACCAATGTCTTTCTTTGAGGCTGAAAAGATTAAATTACCTGATCCCGTATTTAAGCGTGAATACGGAAGCATTTTTATGGGTGCAAATTCTAACACAGCTTTTCCCTACTCTCTTGTTGAGACATGCAGAACGCTGAAAAGCGTAGAACTTAAACAACCAAAGAATTCAAAGTCTTTCTATATTATTTCTGTTGATATTGCAACGTCCGATGCTAAAGGCTCAGACAATACAATCATTTCAGTAATAAAATATACAGAACGTGCAGACGGTTCATTCTCTAAGAAACTTGTTTATATGAGAAGCCTCAATGGAGAAAAGCTTGACTATCTGGCTGAAGAAGTTCGCAAACTTTATCATTTACGTTTTCCAAATACTCAAAAGATAGTATACGATGCCCGTGGTCTTGGTGACAGCTTTGACCGTTTCTTTGATAATTCGTGGATTGCTCCAAATGGTCAGGAATATCCGCCTCTCGTAGTAGACGATACCGATACGCCTCAGGCAAAAGGACCAAATGCAATATTGCACCCGTTCCGAGCTGTGCAGCAGCTGAATCAGCGTATGTATTCAAATACACGTGTCGGCTTGGAACAGCGCATGGTCGAGATTCCGGTTTCACATCGCATTATCAAACAAGATATGCAGGAAAACGGAGCAAGACAGTATACAGACGAAGAACTGGCGATTTTTATAGAAGCTGACGCTCTTCAATTTGAAATGGGTAACATCGTAGAAAAGAAGACGAATGCAGGCAATTATACATACGATACACCCAGAGCTGGACTGCATAAAGACCGTTATTCAAGCTTCGCAATGGGACTTGACTATATTTGTGAACTTGAAAAAGAAAATATAAAGAGACATAAACATGGCTCTCTGTTTATAGGAGATGCCTTTGATTTTGATTAAGGAGGGATCTGCCAATGGCTGGATTCAAATGGGGCAACATATTTGGTAGAGCCTCAAAGAAACCGGTTATAGAGACACCGGTAAACCGTACAGAAATATGTGTAGGCGCTCAAAATGATTCTGGACAGATAGGCGCTTTCGATAACTCACGGTTTACATACAGCAGTGATATTGCTGACGTTGACTTTGACAGTATACTTGGAAACAAGCAGGACAACATAAATACAATTTTCCAGCTTGTAGATTATTTCACTGATGCCAATCCGATAGTGCATGGTATTATTAAGCATGTCTATGTTCCATTTATTTGCGGAGAATGGTTTCTTACATGTGAGAATCAAAAGACTATCGACATTTTTATGGAACACTATAAGAAGATACGTCTGAACGAATTGATTCATGATATTGGTCTGCAGCTGTCCAAGTATAACAACGTGTTTGTTTACAAGTGGAAAGGCTATGCAATGACATTGCCTCCGCATAAATGCACAATTGCAAATATTGCCATTGACGGCACCCCGGTTGTGGACTTTGACGTCCAGTCCATGCAGTACGAACACAAGCAGCGCACATATTCTCTGCTTGAAATTCCGAAAGTCAAGGATGAAGAACTTAAAGATATTTTGAAAGGCTACCCGCCTGAAATTGCAAAGGCTGTTAAGTCAGGCGACCAGAAAGCCAGACTAGATCCAAAGAATTGTTTTGTGATTCAAGGCGATAAGGAAGGTTGGCTCAGATGGGCCATTCCATGGGTTGTCACAGCTTTCCCTGCACTTGCAAAAGCGGCGCTCATAGAGAAATATGAAACAAGCCTACTCAATGTCGGTGCAAGATCATTCCTTCACGTGACTTATGGTGATAACACCAAAGGTCAGGAAATGTTCCCGGATAAAGCTCAGATACAGCAGCTGAGAAAGATCATTTCATCTGCTATGACAGGCAAGCCTCTTGCGGTTACCAATCCGCTTGTCAAGTGTCAGACTATACAGTTTAGCATGAAAGATCTTTATGAGAATCCGTTATATGCTCAGGTAAATGCAGATATTTTGTCAGCAGGCGGTATCGCTGGCATTATTGTAAACGGTGAGTCCGAAGAAGGATCCACCTTTGCAAGTGCGCAGGTTTCCATGCAGGCAGCGGCCGCAAGAATTGAGGCAGCGCAGCGTGAAATAGAAGAGTTTATGAACAAGTTCAACAGAAGTCTTGTGGAAGATATTAAGCTTGTTCATACAAATAATCTTAAGCAGATACCTGAATTCCACTTTAAGCCGCTTTCAATGAACGGCAAGAAGGAACTCAGAGAAGCTTGCGGAGAGCTGTGGAAGCAGGGACTGTTATCAACTGCTACTTATCTAAGCGCTCATGGTTACAGCCTTGAAGATGAAAAAGTCAAAAGAGAAAAGGAAAAGAATCAGGGGTACGATGACATCTTTGTTCCAAGAGACAAGATGTATGGAAACGACAATGTCGTAGAATCCGATACTGCCCCGACTAAAGTCGGGCGTCCAAAGATGACTGACGAGGAAAGGCATTCCGATCCAGAGAATGCAATCCGAAGCAAGCAGGCAAAAGATTCTGAAGCTGGAAAACTTGACAGTGAAGAATGAGATGGAAAACTTAACTCTGATTCCGAGTAAAATATGATATTACAGGAATATGATTTTACAAATGCCATAATCGGCATAGACTTTCATAACAGCCCTATATACAGCTTTGAACTTATGGAAGCAGTACTTGTAATGCAAGGGCATTTCAGTCATGAAGAAGCACGCAGTTATCTGGAATACAAGCTTGATCTTGAGCCGGATATCATTGCACTCTACAGATATCAATAAGTACAAAAGAGGTACAGCATATGTACGAGAATGGACAAAAGATTAACCGTCACAAGAACTTGATTAAGCATAAGAAACGTTTGAAATCAATTTTTGACAGCAACATAGCATCAAACACGATGCTGACAGATTTATATTGCTATTGCAATATTGACTGTCACTGGTGGAAATCGATATATGATGGATGGCAGTATTGCAACAAGCTGCTTAAGAAAACAAATTCTCGAAGAAAACGAAGATATTTTAACAATGAAATTAAAAAATATCTCTCTGAAGAAAACTATGATGTGCCGAATATAACTTTCAAAAAAAAAGATCATTATTATTTTGCAATGTAAATACCGGTAGCCAAGAACAGAAGTTTGCTGTGCAGTACTCGATGAACTTCGGTATCAAGACAGCAGACGATCAAAGGCGACAAGAAAATAAAGCTCGTACGGCGGAACACCAGCAGGACCAACTGCTTTATCAAGGTTGTTTGACATCCGCCAGAGATGCGTGGGATTGAACCGTACTTCTGCATTCGGCTAACATTAAGCTGGTCGCTTCTGCGCAGCGGTAGAGAGTGCGGTCGTAGACGCAGCGCAAATGTTTATTGACGGTAAACTGCCCACCCGGTATTTTAGGGATCGCGTTCCAGATACTTGCAAGGCCTGGAACATGCGGAGAATATCCGCATAGTCGGTACGGAGACATTAAACCCGTGCAATTGGTCGAATATGCTGACTGAAAATGCATATAATATATTTGCTGAAAAACAGGATGGGAGGATATGTTCTGTGTTATCCTCGCCGGAATCAAACTGGAAAAAGCAGCTAATTGTCAACTGTACCTGTCACATAGTGTAGGCAAATATAAATGGGCAGATGCCAGAGCGGTCAATTGGAGCGGACTGTAAATCCGCCGGCGCTGCCTGCGATGGTTCGAATCCATCTCTGCTCACCACGAGCATAGTACGTCTGGAAAAGAGCTCGTAAAATTTCTTGAATAACAATCTGCAAGCAGACCGGTTTTATGTTTGCAGATTGTCAGATGTGATATATAGACGAGTAA